CCGTTGGCGGAAAGAAGGAGGCCTTGCGGCGTGGAGGAGTTCGGCGTGAAACCGACACCAAGATACATAACCGTGTCGGATAGGTTTTGGACAACAAGGTATTTGCGGGAGGCGTTGGAAGCAAAAACCTGTTGGGAAGTTGCCGCCGTGGTGATGGACAGGGTGGCGGGGGCGGACGGTTGGGACAGGGTTCCTCGGTTGGAGTCTGCCGTCACCGTCCCAGCGACAGGAAACGGGGCGTTTGCGTCTGTATTGTCACGGGGGTAAACGGGAATGCCGCCGCCTTCCCATATGGGGACTTGGCCTCCACCAGAATCAATACCAGCCAGCTCTACGCCTTTTCCAAGTCCTCCGTTTACCCGAACATGGGGAAGCGCATGAAACACATCATTTGTGGCCACATCCGCCAAGCTCGCAGTCACTGTCCCAGCTACGGTCTGGGTGGCGGGGAAGTTGGAAACGGAAACGGAGCCGCTGACGGAAACGCCGTTGGCCATGTCCACCCGAATGTCATCCACATCGGACTTAATCAGGGCGATATCGGCCTGCTGGGTTGCGGCCAAGGCCTCCAGCCCGTCCGTGTTCAGGTTGATCTGGTCGGCGTTAAGCTCGACCTCCCCGATGGTGTTATAGATTTCCTTGATGCTGGGCATAAATCATTTCCAAGCCTTGCAACTCCAGTAGGAGGCCGAAAACGGATCCTTCCTTTCGGAGCAGTTATGGCGGGCCATGAAGCTCGCCTTTCTGGAGGGGATGTTCTTCTTGATGCTCATGTTCGGGTCCCCGAACCTGACAATGCGCTCCTCGCCCCCTCGGCAGGCCTTGACGACAAACTTCTTGGGGCCCTCTGGGGTGCGCTGGGGTCGGTTGCAGGACATCTTGGATTTATCTACCATCCCCATATCTCCTTCACCCGTTTTTTGGAATACTTGCGGCTCCTCAGGCTCCCTTTCTCCTCGGCTGTCCGGTAGAAGCTTCTGGCCCCCTGCTCGGACGAATCCGGATCGGCGGCTCCTCTGGGGATGTAAGGGACGGAAGGAATGCGGTTAAGCCCCTCCAGTCCGTCCCTCTGATCCACAGAGACAAGCTTTTGGACGATTTCCCCGTTGCGGTTCTCGTATTGATACATCGGCATCGGGGCAATCGGCCTTCAGGCCTCCTCGTTATCGTATTGCTCGGCCATTTTTCGGGCGGATTCCTCGCTCAATTCCTCTTTTTGGGAGGGCATGAACTCGGCCTCGTCCACCTCGATCTTGGCCATGTCGCCTTCAATGGAAACGAGCCTTCCGCTCATCTCCACCACGTCGCCCTGAGCCGCCCCCTCGGGAAGCTCGGAGACGGGGATCTCCAAGGACAAGCCCGAAGGTCCGGCCTCGGGCTCGGAAGGGGGGCCCTGAATCTCTTCAGGGCTCCCCCTCGTTGCCTTGGGAGCCATCATGATGATGAGTCCCTTGTCCGTGTGCATCAGGCGAAGCGGGACTTGGCCTTGATCACCACGGCCCGTTTGCTGTTGAGCAACTTCGCCGCATAGAACGCCTTATAACCAGCCGAGATCGTCTGGTTCAGAATGTCGCTCTTGTCGGCTCCGGTGTGGACATACATCTTCGGGGAGAAGGGGCTGTCGCCAGCAATCTTCACCACGCCGAAAGCGTCTGCGCCCAGCACCACCGTTGAATAGATGGAACCAGCCGAATCGTAGGTTCCGGAAGTGGTTCCCTCGATGAAGGGGTTGCTGTGTTCTACGATGCGTACACCGTAAAAACTTCCCAAACTTCCCTTGATCAGTGAACCCAGCTTGGTTTCCGGATTGCGATAGACGGTGTTCAGGAAGTCGGTGTCACGCAACAGGTCACGTGAGACCTGCGGCGGAACCAACGCCGTGAACTGGCCGTCCAAGGGATTGGCCTTGTTGGCCTTGAGGGCCGTGACGGCATCCAGCAGATCCTCGGCATCAATGAAGGCGGAAGCCGCCGCAGTTGAGCTGAGGGTTGCGAATGTCGCAATGCCTTGGCCAAAACGCTTGGCCGTGCCATTGCCAGCCACATCCGTTCCGGTGACAAGCTGGTCACGGCTGAGGTCATCGGCCTTCAGAGCCGCTTCCTCGCCGAGGGTGGCAGTCGCCTCCTTCAGCACGTCAACCAAGCTGGTCTGGCTGAGGATATCGCTGATCTTGACGGCTTCCCCGAATTGAGACAGGGAGACGGACACGCTGTTCAGGCCAACCTCACGGAAGGTGCTGATCGGAGTGCCTTCCGTCAGGGATTGCACGTTGGAACTGGCCGGAACCGTGTCAAATTGGAAAAACTTGACGGAGGTGGAGCCGATGTTCTTGGGCAAGTCAACTTGTCGTGCCAACTCGTTGAGCTTGAGTGTTTCTTTGATGCGGTCAACCAACTGCTTGCTCAGGAAAGCCTGATAATAACTTCCCAGAGTGGCGGGGTTGGAGCGGGTCATGAGTGCCATAACTTTTTATTCTCCTATGAGAACACCAAACCTGTCGGCATCGCTGGCGTTCCTGCGAAGGAACTCCTCCTGCTCCTGATAGCTCATCTCCTCGAAGTTTTTACGCTTGGCGGGGGCTTGGCTACCGGATGCGGACAGCGATGTTTTCTTCCTCAAATCGGCGTTCTCTTTTTTCAGTGATTCCAACTCGGTTCTCAGCACTTCCGATTCCTCGGCGGCTTTCTGCATCTTGGCGATCTGCGTGGCGTAGATGAATCCATTGGGGGTGGAGTTGATGAGGTTTTTCAGATCCTCATCCCCGCTCCTTAGGATGGAAATCACCCGTCTGCCCAGATCGGATTGATCGTCCTTAAGTTCTGGGTTCTCCGAAATCATGCGAGTCACGCTTGAAGACCAGCGTTCATTGAAGTCATGATTGGCTTTTTGGGCTTTCTCGGCATGAATCTTGGCTTTTTGTTCAAGAAGGTCGGCCTGCTGTCGGGCGGCACGGGCAAGGTCATCCCTTCCCTCGTTCTCCCACTCCTTCGCATACTGGCGGAGCTTGTCGGGATTGGCGGGGGTGGTCGGGTCGTTTGAACGATCCGCCTCCTCCAGCTTCCTGTCCAGTTCCGCCTGCTTGGCCCTGACGGATGCCTTTTCCGCCTCCAGCCGTTTCCAGCTTTCGGCAAGACGGGCCTCCTCCTTGGCCTTCTTGGTTTCCTTCCTCTCCTCGGGTTTGGTTTCCTCCGGCTTTTCCTCGACCTCGGAGGCCTCGGAAGTGCTGGGTTTATCCTTGTCTGAATCACTAATTTTATCGTCCTTGGCGGCGGATTCATCCGAATCCTTGTTTCCCGCCTCGGCGGATTGTGGTTGTCTGGAAGCATCCTCGGTTGGCTGGACAGGCGTTTGCCCAGCTTCGGTATTCGCCTTTCCGGAGGGCTTGTAGGGGATGCCATCGGCCTGAGCCGCAAGCTCCCGAATCATTTCCTCCGTCACTTCAACTTCCGGAGAAGCCTGTGGTTCCACGGCCAAGGCTTCGTTTGTTGCTTCATTCATGGTTTGTCAGGTATCCTTCCTGCTCTGGTTTCAGGGACGTATGGATTCAAGTAGCTCGGCAACGCCCCCAGACTCCGAGCCCTCGTTTTGATCCTCGATTTCCGTGTTGGTGAGGTACTCAAGGATCACAAGTGCCTCACGAAATCCAATCGCCTTTCCGGCCTCCAAGCGGCCACCCCCCGCAAAAACCGCCTGCGTGTCTTTTCTGGTGGCGCAGTTATGCAGGACAAGGAGGAACCGCTTGCCGGACGGCGTTGCAAAGAACTGCTTGGCCGCACCCTGATCCTCCGGAGTCCAGAGGGTTTCGATGTGGCCCAGCTCTCTAAAAAGACGTATTGCAAGCTGTAGTTTGGTCAACATATATTATCTTGGCTTGTCAGACGGGCTGTGCAAGGGGGAGGTTTTGCGTGGTGGTTATTCCGGCGGGGTTCACGGACTGGGCCTGAGCCTTCACCTGATCAGCAAGCTGGCGGCGGATCTGACGCTCGGCGTTCTTGTCGGTTTGGCCAAGTGCCTGAAGATGCTGTTCCAAGTGCTGACCATAAATCTGCTGGCTTTGGATGGAGCCTCCCCCCTGCTGGGCAAGCATATTGACACGCCCAACCAAAACCTGAATGTGGGCCATGTGGTCATCGGTGGGCCGAACCCTTGCTGGAAAACCGGATTCAATGATCAGGTTTTCGGAGGCCTGATCCTCAGCCTGATCCTGCTGTCTTTCATTGGGATCACGCATAAGCTTGTTGATCAGGGCCGGATCATCAATCTCCAGCACGGAGCGGATCAAGGCTGGCTGGTCAACGAAGGGATTGTTGGCAAGGCTCTGGAGGCGGGCGAACGCCTTTTGGTACTGTACGGCCTTGTTGATCCCGTCAGCCGAGCCGGAGGGGTGGATGGCATAGGCCTGCTCCAGCGCATCGGCGGGAACTTCCCCAAAGACCTCCTGAAATGAATAGGAAAGGTTTTTTTTGCCAAACTGAGTCAGAACCGAATAAGCCTGCCGGAAAACATGGCCCAGCGAGATGCGGAAGATTCTTGCCCGAAGGTCGGTGCTTTGGCCCATCAGCGAACCGATCTGCGAGATCTCCGTGGCGGTTCTGGCATGCTTGGTGTTGCTTTGCTGGGCCAAGCCGAAGTCCGGCATGGAGGTCAGGTATTCCGAGATCATCCTCTGGTTGATCATCTCCTGATCAAAGCTGATCGGGGGCTGGGGCATGGCGATGGGCGCAACCCCCACGGGCAGGATGGTGGCGGGGCCGAATTTCAGGTTGTTGGTGTTTGGAATGTCCTGTTCACAACGGAACAGGGGTCGGTTGTAGAGCGTCATGGCATCCGCCTTCTCGTTCATCAGCTTGCACATATAGGCCTCGAACGGGGCCACAATCTCGCAAATCCCTCGGCTTGAATACACCCCCTTGTCCTTAATTTCCATGACAAACGGAACAAAAGGCAACTGTCCATGCTTATAGGGAAGCTCGAAGGTCGGGCGGATATCCTCGGTGGGGGCGAGGGGACTAAAGGTGTGGACAAGGATCTTGCCGTCATCCAGACGCTCATAGGCCTCCCAGACAATGATTTGGTCCTGCTCCGTCCCCACCGTGATGCCCTCACGGCGAAGCTTGATGTCCTCCAACGTTGAAAACCTTGTCCCCTCGTTGGTGCGTCCCTTGATCCGGAGGATAAAATCCTCATCCTGATTATAGAGGCCATTGGACTTATATTGGGCCACGCTGATCGGGATGACATGGCAGAGGCGGTCACAGAACTTGATGTCACGGGTGTAGTAGGGGACGATGGCATAAACCGGATCAACCGAATCAAACCGGATGCTTTTGGTTTCCTCGTCCCAAGAAATCTTCAAAAGATTCATCCCGCTCATCAGCATGGCATCAATCGTGGTCAGGATCTCCGTCTCAAAGTTGGAGTTCTGCTTGATGGTATAGTCAAAGTAACGGGCAACCGCATGGGTCAGGGCATCGTTCTGGGGCTTTGTCGGCACAAAGGTGGCCATCACCTCGTTGGAAAAAACCTGCTGGTAGTAAAAGGGCTTGAGCTTGCCGATGATCGAATCGGCCAAGGGATAATGAAGGTCGGCCTGCCAAGGAAGTTTCTTTTTCCGGCGAAGGCCGCTGTGACGCATCTCATACCAGATCCTCTGCCGCTCCTCCCATCCGGTGCGGGCTCGGAGATCGTCTAGCAGGGCGTTGAACAGGCTGTTTCTGTCCATGTTATTTTTTTAACTGGTATTCAAGGTCGTTGACCGTGTGCAGGGCTTCCCAAGCCCATCGCTTCACCGAGGGATTGGAGTCCCTGACTTCCTTGTATTCGGGAATGCCCATCAGACGCTCCACGTTCCCCTCAGTCCTTGGAACCGGAATCCTTGTGCTGGCGCAACCACCAAGGCCGAGGAGCAAGCCCGCTGTCAATGGCCCTGCGATTTGCCATCCAATCCGAGCGAGCCCTGTTGATCTCACGCTGTTTGCTGTCGGGAATCAAACCAAGGAGCCTCGCAATAATCTGCAAGATGGCGGACAGGATGCCCACTTACTTGATCTGAAGCCCCACGCTTTTGAGGAAATTGACGATGGTTTCCAGAATCGAATCGTCCTTGGGGGTCGGGGTGAGCTTGACGACAATCCTTGCCGCCAGCACGATGCCGCCGACTGCGGCGACCACCTCCGTCCAGTTTTGGGTCAGCCAGTTCCAGATTTGCATTGATGTCTCAGCCTCCAGAGTCAAAGCCAGACACCGAGGACTCCCCATCCGAGTAATCCTGCATCTGGCTCAACCAATCAGACCCCGTATCGCCGGAATCAAACCTCGTCAACTCCCCATTGTCGTTCCTGACGCAACAGGCCCCGCACACCGCATCCCCCCGATCCGGCGAAGTCACGCCCCTGCGCTTCATCTCATCCTTGCTTTCCAGCCCCATCTTTCCGGCTGACGTGATCTTGGCCTTCCTAGAGCAAAGCTGGGCATCCAGAATCTCGTCACTTGGCAGGACCAGTTCCGCCCTTTCAATCTGTCTGGCCGTTTCCCACCAGATTTCAGCCCCCCTGTTCACATATCGGTCGGAGTGGGCCCTGCCCCCGAAGTTCAGCCTCTTGATGGGCCAGCCCATTTCCCGCATCCGGTCGTTCATCGGCTTGCCCAATCCCCCGTCATCGGCCCACACATCGGCGGGTTTAAGGTTGGCCTTTTTCAGCTCATAAATGGCTCTGGCAATGCTTTTCATGGTGTCCGAGTCCTTCCACCCTATCGGGGCTTCCAAGACGTTACCACGCCTTATGACGATGACGCTTTCATCCCCACCCCCCGCCCAGTCAATGAAGGCCACGGGCAGACCCTCCGTTTTCTTGGGAGGGTTGTCCCTGCAAAACCTGACCTTGGAATAGGTGAAGGGGGATATCCCGTCCTCCTCCCCCATGAACTCGCTGAATATCATGCTACGGATAAAGGGGTTATCACGCCCCTCCTTCTGGATCTGCATCTCAATCCAGTCCCTTGGGATATGGGGGCATTCGTAAGCCGTTACGGAGTATTGCTTCCAGTAGTCCCGCTTGCCCAAGAAACATTGGGCGAACTCCCCGTCCATCCCTCCGGTACTGCTCATGGCCAGCCAGCTAAAGGGCTGACAGCGTTCCGCCGCCCTCCAGATGTCATGGGGAATGCTTTTGGCCTCGTCAAAGATCATCAGGAGCCTGTCGTTGTGCCAGCCCTCAAATCGGTTGGGCTCGTCCGTGCTGAAGCCGATGGCCTTGGAGCCGTTGGGGGCGGTCAGGTCGGTGGCGTTCAGGGTCCAGCCAGTCAGCCGATCCCGCCATCCGGCCAGCCTTTGCCAAAGCTGTTCCTTCACTTGTCTGTAAACTCCTGCTGTTGTGACAACTTGGCTCTTGGGATATACCGAACACCACCACAGAACCAGTGGAGCCGCCAAGCAGGAGGTTTTGCCGGAGCCGTTTGCCGCTTTCAGGGCCACCCTGTTCCCGAGGGCCACATCCAAGAACACTTTTGCCTGCCAAGGATGAAGGTCAATTCCCAACGCCTTAGAGAAGCCAAGCGGGGTTGACAGGAGTTGGTCGTGGGTGGGATTTTTGGGAAGCTGGTCGGGGGTGGCGATGGGCATGGGGCCGGATTTTTTTAATTTTTATTTAGGCTGATTTTTTTAATTTTTTTTGAAAGGGGGGTCTATAATTAAGGGGTGGGTGGGGTGGGGGGGGTGGGGGCTTGGTCGGGCTTAGGATACTTGCGAGGCCGTCCCCTTCCCCTTTTTACCATAACTACTTGCGGCACAATGCCTTGTGCTAATTCCCGAGAGGGTGGGGGCATTGTTTCGCTTTCCTTAATAGATTCTACAATATCTTGAACGCCTAGAGGTAAAGCCCCCAAAGTGCTTGGGTTATGTTCCCCAATGGGTTGAACATCAACAGCTTCCGCCCTCTTTTGGTCTCCGCTGACCATCCCCGCCCATCCAGTCATAAGCTTTTGGATGGCATCGCCGCCCAAAGCGAGGACATTCAGGGTGTTAGATTGGGCATGATTCTGAGTATAGGCAGGGGAAAACTCATCCCTAGCCCTTCGCTCCAAAAGCCACTGAGAAGGCTTTTCACTGATTTTGGCGTGTTTTTCTATGTTCTCAACATGACTTGAAACGAAAAAGGAATGAGCCTCCTCCAACATCGGGGCGAACTCTGGAAACTTGCCAACCCAATCCCTCGCCGTGTCCCAAGGGACTCCCGACAAGGGAGCGGCATAACGCAAGGGAATCCCCTTCCTGACCCAGTTACAAATCCGCCTCGCTGTCGCCACTGACCATCGGGACGGCCTCCCTCCCGCATGTTTCTTTATGGTGTCGGGGGTGACATTCACCTCAACTTTCCTTAATGCGAAAAAAAAACTTGGCAACGGCATTCTAAGCGTTATAGGCATGCATGGGCTTGGGAAACATAAAGCCAAGACCAGTTAGACCCTCTCCGTAAGAAAGACCGAACAGGGACGGACAGGGAAAGTCGGAGCAAGGTTCGCCCCCTTGCTTAATTTCGGGAGCAATCCCAGCGACTCGCCACAGCCCGAACTTATCGGGGGGGTTAATTGGAAACCGCACCCTGCGAGAATCGCCCTATCCCATCGGGAAGGGCGAACTCTGCCTATTGCCTCCGTCATCTTGATTGCTTCCGCTCTTTTCATTTATAAAAAGGATTCTTTCCCCCTCGAGCCTAAATCCCCCTTGAAAAAAATCGGCTCTCGGGGGGCTTTCCGCTCTCGGAAAAAACCTCGCTCGGTTGATTCTTTCCGTTCGGTTTTTTCTTTTTTCGGCTTTTTTTCTTTTTTCCTGTTTCGGGAAGATTGCTTAACAATGTTAAGTATCCCCTCTAAAAAACTGAATCCATTATTATAAAAACTAATCAGGTTGAAATGCCTTTCTAATACCTTGCGGGTTGCTGTTGACCTTAAGCGTTACAAGTGGTAACAAGACAACATGAGCCAAACAATAAAAGAACAAGCAATAGCAGAAAAGAAAAAGAGGATGAAGGAACTTGCGGAAGCCTTTTCCTGTCTATCGGAATCCGATAGGCTGGAAGTTTCCTCCAAAATGGGCGGCATCTCCACCATCGAGGGACACCCGCTCAGTCTCCGAAACACCTTCCTGCTTCTGCACCAATTCAAGGGAGTTTCCATTGTCGGGGGCTTCCAACAATGGAAAAAGGCTGGGCGGATTGTCAGAAAGGGTGAGAAGTCCCTTCTCATCCTTTGCCCTTCCTCACGCAAAAACAAAGACAACCCCGAGGAGGATAAGGAAAGCATCTTTTTCATCGGGGGAAATGTTTTTGACATCTCCCAAACCGAACCGCTTGGAGATTCAAAGGAAAAGGCCGTGGCATCTTTATTTGAGCAAGGCAGGGGAGCTTAAGGACATGAATCAAGCC